GGGTGCAAACTTATCAACCTTGCCACGGGCAAAAAATATTTCCTAATTGCCATCTGCAACACAACTGGTGCTGCTTCAAATACACGTACTTTATTTTTACCAATAACTGTAGGCTCGTCCTTCAAACAAGCTTTAAAAATAGGGTGACACATCTTACCCTCAAGATATGTTTGCTCCATTGTCTCTAACTCCGTCCAATAAATAGGATCTTTCCAATCCAAAGGACGTGAATGTTCATTAGTACTAGGCAAATCATCCAAATGATTTCTTTTAATTCCATCCAACGGAAACCCCATACTCGTATTCAGATTCATGGCATCTATAAATCTAATACCATCAATACCTGACAATATTTCAATCTTGCTCAATGGTCGCAAAAACTGTGCATGTAAATAAATTTTAGCCAACAAAGGCTTTTCATAATCCACCATTGCATGTGCCAACAATTGCGTGTCTATACTCACTCGCGGATTCGCCAAATAATCCATAGTATCAAACCATGGACGCCATTTCTTACCTTCAGGCGCGAAATTGGGACCAGCCCAACGCTGGGGACCAAAATGCGGTATCAAACTTGGAACCAAAATGGACGATCGAATGTCCGTTTTACATGTTGATGGCATACCACTAGAACCATATATCGTCATATTATAATCATCTAACCAATGTACTGGAGAATATCTATCTAACGTGGGACGATATTGAATAGACTTACCACAAACCTGCATGGGAACATCTCCACCTCCATGTAAAGGAGGTTGAGACCTAATGAATAACATCTTTCTTGCATCGACCAAATCTTGTCTCAACACAGTCATAGAAAAACCTTCATCACTAGTTCCTTTAGTGCGATCATTAGTCCCCAATAAATGTAACCCCACCATCATGGGATTCACAGTATTGGAAATCAACACAGTACAACAATCACCAGGTACCCAATCAGTACTATGATATGTCCTCACACCATAATATTCTAAACGCTCACCAGACACCGTGGAATAACTATGAGCTAAGCCACTATATCTACCAGAGCCTTTAACCAATTCTCCTGATCGTACTCGCGCTACGGAATAATACAATCCTGAAGTAGGTAAATCCTCAATAAAATGATTTGTCAAGTCAGAATATGGACCACCTCCTGCATCATAACATAAAACCATATCTCCTTGTTGTAAACGAACACAATTGGCCCAATGCAAAGTGGTTTTACGTGTGGACCCAGTAGCTGATGCATTAGTACGAATCACTTCCAATGTTATTGTATCCAACTTATCTGTAAATTGATCTTTTGCAAACCACATATGATAAGGCATCAAAAACTGGTTTGTAGTGACAAATAACGCACTACAAAATCTACCAGTCGATA